CAGTGTTAGCCGCGGCCTCACCCATAGATTTTTCAGCTTCACCGTGCGCATGGGCGGCTTCAGCATGGGCCTGGGCGGCTTCCCCAGCCTGTTGTTGGCTCTGCATCTCAATGGCCTGCTCTTGCTGCTTCTGCTGAGCATCGTCGATTCTCTTAGCATCGTCTTCGGTCACAACAATTCCCTCATCCTGGAGATTAAGGCGACGCTCGATGGACTTGAGAAGCCTGAAATTTTTGATGTACGGCGCGAACAGGTTGCCATATTTTCCCTGGTCCAGTAGCGGCAGGACCAAGGTGGCGATGGAGTTGACCACCTCCTGATTTCTCAGGAGCGTAGACACACCGGAGACCTTGAAGGACCCGCTTGTCAGGTCCGGGAGTTTGAGGCCGGTGGGGGCGGACTGGTCAGCGTACTTGTCCGCTACCTCCTGCCCCATCCAAGTCGCCAATTCCTTGTAGGTGATGTTGATGCGCACCGTTTCGTAGGCGGCCTGAATGGCATAAAGAGCCCCGTCTTCCAGGTTCTCGCCCATGAGACCCACGATGGTAGTAGACTGTTCCAGATTTTGAGCGGACTCCCGGGCGGTTACTTCAGCCCGGAATCCTGGAAGACCTTGAAGGGCGTAGGAAACCATGCCGCCGTTCTGAAAAGTCTGGTCGAACCAATTTTGCTGGGCCAGCACATCACCGACGTTGCTTTTCCGATCCACAGTGCGCACGGCCTGTTCGCCATGAGCGGTGCCATGGGTGAGATATTGCTTCCCGGGATAATCGTCAATGTCGTCCTGGTCCACCAGGGAGGTAATGTCGATCTCCGAAGGAGGATTAACGATCCAGTTGAGATTATCAACGTGCAGGGCCAGCATGGAGCACATGGCATACCAGAGACTTTTGATGCCCTGAATGAGCGGCCGGCCATCATACCGAAGCAAGTCGGGCAGAGGGCTGAATCCGGTCCCCGGCCACCGAAGGCTGGGGTACTGACTGGTTTTGGGAATCCTGGCCACCCGATCTCCCACCACCGTAAAAGTAGCCTTGGGCATAAGCAATTCGCCCCGCTTATCAACGATGGTGCCCCAAAACTCGCGGGTCAGAACCTTGGATCTGAAGGCCGACTGCTCGTAAATCATGCCCCGGCGACGCTTGAGTTCTTCCTGTGTGAGGCCTGAATCATCCTTGGGATTGCCCCAATTACTGCCTGGGCCACAGTTGGGGATGTTTCTCAGGATGCCGTCTTTCTCTTGCTGTTTCAGATCATAATAATCAAGCCATTCCTGGTGAATCCAGTACATTCCGGATTGTGGCCGGCGGCTGAGAGAGTCTGGGTCCCGGTGAATCTTCCAGGGCTCGATGAGGTCCCATTCCAAGCCACGGCCAGGGCGCCATTGGGGGATCATTTCCATGCTCTGCCCCACCGCGGTTCCCATGCCGGTAGCGTCTGTGAAGTTAATCGGGAAGTTGGATTGAGTCCGGGAGAGCACCAGCGTCATAAGTTTCTGAATAAAATCGGCGGCGTCCTGGTCCTGCTCATTTTCTATACTGAGGAACTGCGGGTCAAAGGCCTTGCGTACCATGGCCAGGAAGGTCTGCACATAGGCGTAGGGCTTGGGAATAACCACCTTTGACTGCCACGCTTCCTTGAAAGCAAAGCCAGGCGGCTCCTTTTCAAGGTAAACATCGTAGCACTCATATTGCTGGTCACGGATGTCCTTCATGGTTTTTACCGACGTGTCCACGCAGTCTTCCATCCATCGGACGAAATGGTTCTCGTCCTCCCCGGCATAGGCCTGGGCCGCCTCTTCCCGCTCCGCGAGTTCCTTTTCGTCCATCTCCGGCTCGGCGCTCTTGATCTCCAACTTATTGCGAAGCTTCAACACCTCGGCCGTCGGGTCGTCCATGGGTGGTTTGACCGGCATCTACTTCTCCTGGGTTTCCCGCCTATCGCCACCAAAGGCGCGCTTGATCACCTTGCCTGTCGGATGAGCCATGAAACCACCGAGGGCGCCGGTGCCCTGCTCCGGTTTAACCCCGGCCTTCTGTTCTTTGTGGCTCCTGGGGGGTCCGCCCCTCCTTCCTGTTTTTCCCATGGCTAAAAGTCCTTCTTCGAGAACTTGCCGGTCGGGGTCTTCTTCATGTCGGCGTGCTTCGACAGGCCCTCATGTTTGGTGCTGGCGAAGTCCTTGGCGCTCTTTTTGCTCATGCTCTTGGCGGCAGCCGCTACTTCCGGGCTGGCGGCCTTCTCACCCTGCTGGGCGGCATGAACCATCCCCATAAACTGCTGCTGGGCTTTGCTTTTGGCAGGCATGGTATTCTCCCTATTTGTCGATGTACCAAATCTTTCCAGGGCCGGTGTGGACCTGGCCGGGGCCGAAGTATTCATCCAGAGCTTGTTGGACACCCGGGGTTTCTGCACTAAGATCGTGGCCGCAAACCATCTTCTTGGTCCGGGGTGCCCAGGTTTTGAGGTCGTCCAGGACCGACTCATAAGCGTGGTCCCCATCAATGAACACCATATCCACCATGGCCGGGATAAGGTCGGAGACGGCGGCCTCCGCAAAGTTCATTTCAAGAGCGATCAGGTTGGGGAAGTGTCCCACAGCCTGGTCAAACTCAGGGCGGGTATGCTGGGCCTCGCTCGCGAAGGGATACATGGTGCCGCACCAATGGCAGTCCACCGCATAGACCTGGCCGTCTGGGTGGCCTGCATTATGGCCCTGGCAACCGGCACACAGAACGTAAGTGCTTCGCCCGCGGTGGCATCCGAGTTCCACGATGGAATCCATCCTTTTGGCAACCTCGTAAAGCCATTCGAGTTCGGCGGGGTCCATCCAACCAAGGATGCCTTGCGCCATCTCTACAGGATGATGAATACGACACCTCATAGAAGCTCTCCAATCTTATTCCAGAACTGGCGAGGAACTTCCTGGAGCCAAGCCCGCAAGGCTTTCTGGTCCCTACGGTCCTTCTGCCAGGACATAGCCTCGACGATCTCGCCGGCCAGCACTTGACAACCGCACAGGGCCGCCTCGAAGATCACCCGGTCACAGGGCCACTTGCGGGCCGGAAAATGAGCGATGCTCTCGTACTGCGAATAGAGGGCGGGCATATCAGCGTGGGGCACCTTGCGGTCCAGGACATCGACCTTGAAATCACTTTTTTCCAAGATGTATTGGGCCAGTTTGGTCTTATCCCACTTCCCCGGTACGACCACCAGAATTGATTTCGGTTGCCGTTTGACACCTTTCACGGGCTGAAACATCTCCAAGTCGATCAGTTCGGGAATACAGATGCCCTTCCCAAGTTCCGCATAGTCGGCCTGGTGGGCCGGCGACACGAAGATGTTAAGGGCCGATCCACCATAAATCTTCTTGGCATAGTCAGCCTGGGGCCACTTTCCCAGAGCCTTTTCGCCCAGGCCGTCGTGGTCATGCTCGTATTTGACGTAGGGGACGGTGCGGATGGCCTGCATGATGATGATCATGGCCGCGCCGCTAAACCGCCAGATGTTGGACAGGATGATCAGGTCGTAGCCATACAGGCTATAAAGCTGGTCAATCGGGGTCTCATTGTCGAAAAGCCGGATACTGTACCCCATGTCACGGCCGGCCTTCACCATGCCTTTCGTGGTGATCTCGGCCCCGCCGACGTAGGTTAATGGGGTGTCATGAAGGTAGGCTATGCGTTTCCCGTTGTAGAAGCCCCGGAAGGCCTCACTGATCCTTTCCGGCGTCATCAACCGCATACATTCTGCCCCCCATTGGCCAGGGGGGAGGGGAGTGCAGGGGATTGAACGGTCGTTACAGGGGACACAGGGTAGTTCCTTGGAATTCGGCTGGATCGTCTTGACGCTCGGGTAGAAGTCGGAGAAATTCTTCGGGTTGTTGTTGCCCATGACGGCCAGGCATTTAACCCCGAGGGCGCCGGCGATGTGCATGGTGCCCGTGTCTGGGCTGATCATGGCATCCATCAGGGAACACGCGGCGATCAGTTCATTAACTTCCAGGGTGTCGATTAAATTGACGACGTTGGGCATTTTGAGGTCGGCCAGGGTTTTGCTCCAACCGGTCGTCTTGCCCAGCATAACTACGGTCCCCCCATGGTCTGCCTGGATCTTCTTGACCAGAGGTTCCACATATTCCGGGGGGATGGTCCGCACCGGGGAGTTGCAGGTCGAGGCCACTCCGATCAGGGGCCGCTTACACCCACCCAGGATGATCTGCATTTTTCTCAAGGCAGCCGGGTCAATGGGCAGGGGGAACTTCTCGGCCCCGCCTTCCACCCCGAGCAGTTGAGCAAAGATGTCGGGCCGGGATTTTGACAGATAATCCTTTACGGGCAGTTTCCCGCCACATTCGGTTTCGACGGCGTGGCACAGATCATAGGTGCGGTGAAAATTGGCGTGTTCGTATTGGTCTTTGGGTAACTGCGCATCCAGATACTCGGCGCCGGCCAGGACGCCATAAAGCTCCGGACGGGTCACCAGCACCAACGGCCTTCCCGGTTCCTTCTGTTTGAGGGCCTGGAGGCTGGCAGATAACATCACCAGGTCTCCCAGGGCGTAGTCGCGGATAACCCCAACTGCTTCCTTTATATCGAGGGATTCAGGGTGTTCTGTGGCTTTAACTTGATGGCCCCGGTCCATGACCTGCAGCCGATATTCTATGGCGTCAAGGTGATCTGCAGTGGTAGGAAATGGCTGAAGCCCCTGTTTACAGTACCAGCAGGGCTCAATAACACGGTGATTGGGGCATCGAGCCATCAGTCATTTCCTCGATATTTCTCAACAAACCCTTTGATGTCCTCCGAAAGCAACAATGGCAAGGACTCTTGGATCTTCTCCATGGGCCAATCCCACCAGGCGATCCGGTTCAGTTCTTCGATAACGTCCTCATGGAACCTGAATCGAATCCGCTTTGCCGGGTTTCCCACGACGATGGAATAGGGGGCAACATCCTTGGCGATCACGGCGCCGGCGCCGATGACAGCCCCGTTTCCGATGGTGACCCCCGATAGTATCAAGGCGTTGCGGCCGATCCAAACGTCGTTGCCCACGATGATGTCGCCCTTGATCTTCCTGTGGGACATCTGATTGTCCGCGAACGGGAAGAAGGCATTGAGCGGGTAGGTGGTCACCATGTCCATTCGATGCTCGCCGCCCAGCAGGAAGACCACGCCATCGGCTATGGAGCAGAACTTCCCGATCTTGAGCTTGATCCCCTCCCCGTAGCAGACCACCGCGGGCAACCCGTAGGTCCAGTCGCCTATCTCGTACTGAGAGTAGGCTGGGTTCCGGTTGGTTACCGGGACGAAATCACATATTTTGTGAGGCATTAGCGACTACCACCCGCCAGTCGTATTCTGGTTTGGACCGTTTCTTCTTTGGCTCCGGCTCCTCAAACCATTCAGCGAAGGGAACCAAACTACCCCAGAGTTTTGCCCGCCACAGGCACATCAACTCCCGCTCTGATGGCTGGCCGACTCCCACTTGATCCCCTCGTACCCCTTCCGGTAGGCGTCCGACACATGGCGGACGTTGGCCAAGTCGCCGGTCGGCCGTGGGGGCTCTCCGTTCCAGCCCTCCTTCGGCCGGCAGGCCTCCCCGGTAACGACGTTCCTGAATCCCTGGTCTCCCACCATCTGGCCGTCCTTGGTCTTCCCCTCGAAGAACTGGACCTCAGCCCACCCCTTGTAGCCGGCGGTTTCTCCCTTGATGGCCACTAAACCCGCCCTCCACCGGTGGCATAGCTCTGAGCCCGTCGGCGAGCCTTCTGTGCCTGGGCCCGATGGCTTTTCTTATTGATGTTCGAGAGCTTGGTCGGCATGAGGACACAGACCGCGGCGGCAAAAGAATCGCAGGGGTGACTCGCCTCATCCTTCACGGGTAACGTACTGGTGCGCTTCCCCTGGGCGTTGATATGGTAGTGCCACCCTCCCGCCAATCCTTTGTCCAGAATCTTGTTGTCCGCTGAGAGCAGGATCATGGGTTCGCCGCGGTGA